GCCGTTCTGGCACAGTACGAGAAAAACCAATCAGGTGATGGTTTATCTCAAGAGGAAAAAATGAAGAAATACTTCGCTTGTATCCTCCCACAAAATTCGTCCACAGGACAAAAACGAATTAGGATTCTTCCTACAAAAGATGGATCTACACCATTCAAAGAAGTATACTACCACGAACTACAAGTGGGTGGTAAATGGGTGAAACTTTTTGATCCAGGAAAAAATGACAACGAAAGATCTCCGTTGAACGAACTCTACGAAGAGTTGAGAGCTACAGGTAAAGAATCTGATAAAGAGTTAGCAAAACAATATAACTCTAGAAAGTTTTATATTGTCAAAGTAATCGATCGTGATGCCGAAGAAGAAGGTGTAAAGTTCTGGAGGTTTAAACACAATTACAAAAACGATGGTATTCTCGATAAAATTATTCCAATCTGGAGACAGAAGGGTGATATTACAGACCCTGCAAAAGGTCGTGACTTAATTATCGAATTGAGGAAAGAGAAATCTAATACAGGTAAAGAATACACCGCTATTCAAACTATTATGCACGATGATCCGAGTCAACTACATAGTGATCCCAAAGTTCAAGAAGAGTGGTTGAAAGACGAGTTGACTTGGGGTGATGTGTACTCAAAAAAACCAGTTGAGTATCTTGAAGCCATTTCTCGAGGTGAAACACCGAAGTGGGATTCAAATACAAACAAATATGTATATGGTAATTCTATGGAAGCTGAAACTTCGATGGGTGGATCACAATCATACGAGGATCCTCAAGTAAATGCTGAACCAGACGAGGATCTACCTTTCTAACAAAAAAATTTATGACTAAGGTATACATTGCATCAGACCACGCAGGGGTTGATTTAAAATCACTACTGAAAAATAGAGCAGAATCGAATGGTTTAGTTGTTGAGGATCTGGGCCCCGACACCTATGAAGCGGTCGATTACCCAGACTACGCTCACAAAGTAGCGAAAAAAATCTCTAACGAACCCGATAGTATCGGTATTCTACTGTGTGGATCTGGTAATGGTGTATCGATTACATCCAACAAATGGAAGAATGTAAGAGCGGCAATTTGTTGGAACTCGGAGATAGCAACCTTGGCAAGGTTACACAATAATGCAAATATATTGTGTATACCTGCCAGGTTCGTCTCTGCAGAAGATGCGATAGATATCTTGGATTATTTCTTAGAAACCAAGTTCGAAGGTGGAAGACACGAACGTAGGGTTAACAAAATTCACATTCCAACAAATTTAATTTAACTTTATGGCAATCAAGAAAAAAGATTTTTCTGATATTAAGAAAAAATTCTCGACCTCTGCAAAATACAAACCACAAGAATACTTCGATTTAGGTCGTGAGTTTCTAGACGCTGTTGGACTACCAGGTCCAGCTATCGGACACATCAATATGTTTTTGGGACACTCAGATACTGGTAAAACAACAGCATTAATTAAATCAGCAATCGATGCACAGAAGAGAAACGTTCTTCCTGTTTTCATTATTACTGAACAAAAATGGGATTTTGGACACGCTAAAATGATGGGTTTTGAATGTGAAGAGGTTGTGGATGAATCAACTGGTGAAGTAGATTGGGAAGGATTTTTTCTATTCAACAATAACTTCCAATATATCGAACAAATTACCGATTATATCAATGAAATACTTGACGCTCAAGAAAAAGGTGAGATCGACTATGATTTAGTTTTTCTTTGGGATAGTGTCGGATCAGTACCTTGTAAAATGACCTTTGATGGTAAAGGTGGAAAACAACATAATGCCTCAGTACTTTCAGACAAGATTGGTATGGGTATCAATCAAAGAATTTCAGGATCAAGAAAAGCTGAATCAAAATTTCAAAATACTTTGATTATTGTCGCCCAACCTTGGGTGGAACTTCCCGATAACCCATATGGTCAACCTAAAATTAAAAGTAAAGGTGGCGAATCTATTTGGTTAAACTCTTCAATTGTGTTTCTATTTGGAAACCAAAAAGGCGCTGGTACTACTAAAATTACTGCCACAAAAGATAAGAGGACGGTTAAGTTCGCATCAAGAACCAAAGTCTCTGTTTTGAAAAATCATATCAATGGATTAGGATATGAGGATGGAAAGATTATTGTAACACCACATGGGTTTATCTCAGGAAAAGATGCTGCAGAGGAAAAGGCATCGGTCGAGAAATACAAAAAAGAATATGCTGACTACTGGAAAGAAATCCTTGGTTTAGATGGAGATTTTACCCTTAAAGAAGAAATGGAAGTTGAAAATGAACAAGAGTGAAAACACTATTGATCGATGGGGATAATTTATTCAATCTTGGATTCTATGGTGTCAGAGAGTTCTTTGTCGATGGAAATCACATCGGAGGACTTTTCCACTTCATTAACACCATTCGAAAACAATTGGACGAGCACGACTACGACAAAGTTTTCGTTGTCTGGGATGGTGAACATAACTCACAACGACGTAGAGAATTATATCCAGACTATAAGTTAAATAGAAAAGAAAGACTGAATGAGTTCCAAAAAGAATCGTTCAATATTCAAAGAAACAAAGTTCAAAATTATTTAGAAGAATTTTTTATTCGACAACTTCGGGTTTCATACAATGAAGGAGATGATTTAATTTCCCATTATTGTCTCACAGCTACCAACGAAAACATTACCGTTTTTTCTTCAGATAAAGACCTCCTACAACTTTTAAGTTCTCAAGTGACAGTGTACTCACCCTTACACAAAAGATACTTCTACGAGGGAGATAAAGTAAAATTAGACACTATTGAAGTTCCACATGTTAATCTACTTGTTACTAAAATTTTACTTGGAGATAAATCAGATAATGTATTTGGTGTAATCAATTTTGGCGAAAAAACACTTGTAAAATTTTTTCCAGAGGTACTTGAAGTTCCTATGTCAATTGATGATATTTTGTCAAAAGCAGGTCAAATTTATTCGGAAAAAAAATCAAAGGCTTTAGAAAACCTACTTCGAGGGACTTGTAAAAAACAAACAAGTGGAAAAGATTATTTTATCACAAGAAAATTAATTATGGATTTACAAAACCCAATGATTACTGAGGAGGCCAAAGATTTAGTAGAAGAACACATTCGTGAAAATATTGATCCAGAAGGAAGAAGTTATAAAAACGTAATTAGAATGATGACCCAAGATGGATTTTTTAAATACATACCTAAATCAGATGAAGGGTTTGTTGAATTCATCCGTCCATTTATGAAACTAACACGTAAAGAGAAAAGAAAATTCAATAAAGAACAAACAAATTGAAAAAAAAAAATTTGAAAAACCACAAATAACCCTTATATTTTAATAAATCAAACAAATTATGAAAGAACAAGATTTAACCAAGTTAGAGTTTTTGATTACTCTTAATAATAACATCGTAATCCAACGATACTTCAATGTAAAAAACTATAACGTTATCGCCGAAAGATCCTTGGATCTTTATGAGTACGTGAAAGATTATGTCAACGATTTTTTACGTGAACAAAAAATGAGGACAACCATCTATATGATGGACTTACAAAACGAGATAGCTGAAGATTCAAGTATTCTTGAAACTTCAATGACTGATGGTCCTGAAGTGTTTCACTTTAAAATTTTAAAAGATAATATGACAATTTGTCATAGATCACTAGATGCAAAAATTTTCCCACCTAAAATAAGATACACTGTAGACATACGTCAGCAAGTAAAAATTGTACTTCGAGACCTAACTGACATTTTTTCATCTGAAGAATTTGAGACAAATTACCTTGACTATAGCCTAGTTTGATTGTATTTATCAAAACATAAAACAAGTAAACATGTCAAGGAACTTCGAATATTTAGGTGAAACATTTCAAATTCAACTTATAAATCAACTGATTGTAGAAAAAGATTTTTCACACACTATCCTTGATGTATTAGAGCCAACACACTTTGAAAACAAGTATTTCAAAACACTTGTCCAACTCATCAAAGAGTATTATACAAAGTATGAGTGTTCACCATCATTTGAAACTTTGTTTCAAATTGTAAAAAGTGAATTCCCTCAAGAGTTGATGTTGAAAATCCTAAATGATACTATTGCTAAGATTCAAAAAGCACCGACCGATGGAACCGCATTTGTTCAAGAGAAAGCTTTAAAGTTTTGTAAACAACAAGAACTTCAGAAGGCAATCACAAAGTCACAAAAAATTTTGGACAGTGGTGAATTTGAAAACTACGATAAGTTAGAGGAATTGATTAAGTCGGCTCTTCAAGTTGGTGAGAATAACAAAAACGTTGTTGACGTATTCAATGATCTAGACGACCTTCTTAGAGAAGATTTCAGACATCCAATACCTATGGGAATTACTGGGATTGATAATTTATTGAAAGGTGGTTTAGCTAAAGGTGAGTTGGGTGTTATATTGGCTCCGACCGGCGTTGGG